CCTATTGTTTTAGCCATTTTTACCTCCTAAAATAATTTTTCATAATATTTAACATCAATTTCTAAATCAAATTTAATTTCTTCAGCTGGAAGTGCTGGTGTGAAATATAGTTTAAATTTAATTTTTCCATCAACTAAACTTGTTAGAGGATTATCTTCTCTTCTAAACTCAACTCTAGCACCTATTAATTTACCTGCTGCAACAAGACCATTTAACCAAATATTGATACTGTCTGTTACTGTTTCTATTAATACTTTATTTGTTGGTTCATCAATCTTTTGCCAATATGTTAAAACAAGAGAATTGATAACCCAGTTAAACATCATTCTACTTACTATGAATGCATCTTTTGGATCAGATACTGCTGGATAACAAGATGTTCTATTACCCCAAAATCTCCAACCACCAGTCCAATTTATAATTGTAGAAATTCCTTGACTATTTAAATAATTTGCTTCATCTAGTCCAAGCCTTACTGGAGTACCATCAATAAGAACTGCTCCGTCACCTTTTATATTTTTGTTTGAAGGTGATCTATACGGAATATCTTCATTATCTTTAGCTAACATTTGGATTAATGCTGCTTTTTGAGTAGAGATATTATATTGTTGTTTTCCTAAAGAAATTTTCGGCCAACTTACATCCAAAAAAGTTGATGAGATGTTGTTTGTATTTTTATTTACAACGGTATCTCCATATTTCTTAACTTTTGATGTATCTAAATCAACAAGTCCAAGACCTTGAAAATGTCCATTTATTTTTCTTGCTTTTGCTTCAATTACTGCTGCAACAGTTGAACTACTGGAATATTTTGGTGCTAAAATTAAACTAGGAACTTTTCTATATTTAGGAAAGACCTCAGCAATTGCTTCTAATCCCTTTTTCTTTCCAGTTGCTCCATCTATTCCACCAATAACATCTGTTTCTTTTACTTTTTCTAAATCAATCATGCTGTATTTTACTTCAATAGGATCTGTCTTTGTTTCATTTGGAATTAAAACTAGCTGCCCTTTATCATTAAAACTTTTTGTATGCTCAAATGATGTAGTTATAACAACAGTTTCAGGAAGAACTCCAATGTCTTCTATCAAATATTTTCCATCTACAAAAGTAATTGTTTTATTTGTTACTTCTTTTATGTGTTTTGTTGTGTCTACAACATTTATTAAAATAATTGGACCTATGTTAAATTTTGAGAAATGAACATCAATTGCTTCACATAATGTATATTTTTCAAAATCTTCTGAAAATCCAAAATTTTCTACTGCTTCTGCATAAGAGCTACATAAAATAGGCTCATTTATGTTTCTTTCTTTACACAGATTTATTGGAGCAGTTCCAACATATACTGGAGTTATACTATCACTAACTGCTGCAATTAATTTTGTAGGACTTTCAGTTGCTGTAATACCATGATTAAATGCCATTTATATTCCCCCTTAATTCATTATTTAAAGTATTATAAAGTGTTCTATAATATTCATTATTTCTTGATTTTAAATCTTCTATATTTATAAATAATTTTTCTGTAAGTGGATATTTTTTAATGGCTTCTTGAACATTAAATGGATATTCATTTACAAAAACTGTATTTTCCTGTAAAGAAAAAGCAGCTATTGTGGGACCAATATATATTTTTTGTAAATTTTCTTCTACTTCTTTTTCTTCCTCTTTCACTTCTGTTTTTATGTCTTTTTTTTCTTCCTCTTTTATATCTTCTTGAATTTCATTTTTTACTTCCTCTTTCACTTCTGTTTTTACATCTTCTTTTTCTTTCTCTTTTATATCTTCTTGAATTTCATTTTTTACTTCTTCTTTCAATTCTTTCTTTATATCTTCTTCATTTTTTTGAATAGGCTTAGCCAATTCAATCACCTCCATTTATCCAATTATCTGCATCTGTTCTATAATCTTTTTCATATACAATATTTATATAAATAAAACTTAAATAAAATGGTACTGGTTGTTCCTCTGGAAACACCCATTCAGCTTCAGGAAGAATTTCAAATTTATCTTCAATTATTCCAACTTTTTGAATTTCATCAAATATCTTTTGAGTTAATTCAGAGATTTCTTCATATCCTTTTTCAACATCCTTATCAAAAATGCCTGTACATATTAGTACAGTGAAGACCTTTTTCTCCAATGAATTTTTAACCTTTTGAGTTCTTATTGTTATTGCTGGAAGTATAGTTTCTTCTGGATCAGGTGGAAGTAAACCAGTATATATTTTTAATTTTTTTAATTCCTCACTTTTATATGCTTTATATTCCTTTTCACTTATAATTGGGAGTATTAATTTTTTTATATTTTCTTCTAAATTCTTAATATCTACCATTAAATATATCCTTTCAATATTCTTTCAACTTCTTTTAATAAAAGTCCATCTAAATATTTTTCACCTTTCTCAACTGCATAACTTGAAACATTTTCAGAACCTAACATTTCAGAAATTCCTATTGTGTATAATTGTTTAATTGGAAATTTTTCATTATTTTTCCTTTGGAATATTCCTTTATGACTATTTTTCATAGTAGTAATAAAAGGCTTCCCTATATATTCATTTTTTCCTTTAACTATTTTAGAACTTCCAGTTTTTTTTACTTTTACTTTTATTCTATTTTTAGATTGAGAAGCTAAAAATTTAGATAGTGCTAATCTCGGTGTTTTAGCACTTATTGTTCCTCTCAGCATAGAAAAAGTAGCTTTTGTTAAACTTAGCTTACTTTCAATATCACTCTTTTTTATGTTATATTCAGAAGTTGCTTTATTTTTTATTTCAGTTTTAACCTTACTAAGAGTTCTATTAATTGTTCCAGTGATAGCTCTTTCAATTCCATTAGGAATAGTTTTCAACATATTTTGAGCTAATTCCAAATTTTTTACTTCCAAAAAATGTTGCATTAAATTCCTATCCTTTCTTGAAGTTCTATAATAAATAAGTTTTCTTCTTTATATGATCTGTAAACTTCAAATGTCCCATTATTTACCTCTATTTGTTTTCCAGATATATATTTTTCTAATTCTTCCTCATACTCTAAGTAAAGTATATAGTCTATTTCTTTTGAAATTCCTTCATATTCTTCCTTATTGCTTTCATTATCAGGTCTTTCCATAACTCCAATATATTTTTTATTTTGAATAGTTATTTCTTCTCCAAATTCATCTAAATTTAGAAAAATTTTTATATCTTCTTTTAGTTGTTCTTTAAAGTTCATTTTTAGATCCTTTATTTTTTCTTATTTTTTCCACTTTTACCTGCTTCATTATTATCTTCTGAATTTTCTCTATCAGAATTATCTTCTGCTTCTGCTTCATCAATTTCGTTATTTTCGAAGTCATCATCTTCTATAATTAAAGCTGTTTTTGTTGTTAGAATATAATTTAATTCTTCTCCTTTCTCAAATTCAACAATATCACCTATTTTATGTTTTCCATATACTCTTTCAAATTTTATTTTCATATATCCTCCTAATTTTTTTGATAGAGAGCAAAAGCTCTCTATCTATTATTCATCACATACTACATAAGAGAAATAAGTATCTACATCACAAGGTTGTAATACTGGTCTTGACTCAGTAGTAATTTTTGCAACTTTTGGATTTGTTGTATCCAAATTTGAGTATCTTTTTGCCATGTGAATAATTCCTTCGGACATAAACACAATAGGAGCATATAAAATTTCTCCTTGTGAAGCTCCACCTACAACCATATTTGTAGGCATTAATTGTATTGATTTTCCATCTACACCTATTACTTTTCTACTGTAAGAAAATAGTTCTACTCCATATGTTGTGTATGTACCTAACCAAATAACACCTGGATGTATTCTTAAAACTTTTTTTACAAATTCATTTTGTAAATCTTTTGAAATAGCCTTTTTAAATTCTTCAGATTTTCTCAATAATTGAGCTGCTTTTGAACCTAAAATTATATTTTCTGTTTTTAATCCATTTTCTTCACCTTTTTTAATCATTTCCTCTAAACTGAATAAAGGTTCTACTCCAGCAGCACCCCATTTATGTGTGCTATCTAATGTGATTTTATTTCCAAGTTCATAGTTGACTTCATACTCTGCTTCTTTATCTCCTGATTTAACAATTCCAGTTGTTAAAAATTGTGAGACCATTAATTCAATTTTGTTGGTAATATAATTTTCTTGGTCTAATAAAACTCTTCCAATTTTTTCACCAACCATTTTTGCTGGGTTGTAATTTTCAATAGGTTGACCAGCTTCTCTTATAAACATATCTTTTGGTGTTAATGAGTATTCAGGTCCTATTGAAGGAGCTATAATTACATTTGACTTTTTACTTCTTGAATATACAGGTCTACCTGCTTCTAAAGGTGTCAAATATGGTGCGACTGCTTCCCCAGCTTTTGTATATTCTAAAATTATTTCTTCAGTTGGAACTGTTGAACCTTTTTTAAAAAATAATTCTGTTAAAAAATTTCTTTTTACTTCTACATTTTCTCTAACTTT